TTGCTTCAGTCTCTCTCTTGGCTTTCTTGGCTCGGCCTTCCCACATTTTCGCTTCGTTATGGAGTCTCGTGGCTTTCTCTTCATCGGATTCTGCTGCTGCATCCTTATCCGTGTCCTCGGTCTTCTGGGTGTCCTTTTCAGGAGAAGCAGAATCGTCGGTAGGCAGTGGTGACGTATCGTCAGTTGCCTCGGATGAGTCGTCTGTATCTGTGACGGTGGTCATAGTAAGGGGGGTAGAAATGAGCTGTGTGCTCTAGGTGAAGCGGATTGGCATACGCTCCACATGCAGCACACAGTCGAGTACGTTGATTTGAGAGAGCAGGAAACACAAAAATACGCTTCCCCTACAGGAAACGTAGTGAGGAACGGAAGCCGATTTCCCTTTCAGGCAAGGAGTGATAGTATTTTTCTATGAAAAACGAACTCATTCAAAATATCAGTTGGAATGAATTTTTTATTGATCAGACTTTCAATACTTCGCCGGGCGAAGATAGTATGAGACCACCTAGAGAATTTTTAGATGCAGCTACACAACAGAAAGTAATGGACTCCTATTTAACGAATGGAGAATGTACTGCATTGAGCGGTGTTCGCCCTTTCCCCTATTCGCCAGAATTTCGACCGATGCAGACCTGCGATGGCCAGCCACTGTTTTCTCAGTGTCACACAAGATCTTGGACGAATGCAATGACGTTCTCAAATATGCTTTCTGGTGTTGCGACACTCTCAATGGCAAACGTAATATCGGCTCTCCGCTTATCACAAAATAATGGGATATACACGCCGGATACTCTTATCGTCGGCCCACACGCGGCGATGACACAAAAAGCGAACGACCTTCAGGAAGAACTGTTTGATATTCATCGCTGGAAGATAGATGTATGTGTTTCAGCTTCTTTGAAAGAGCAATTCGGATGCCGATGGTTTCTTGCTAGTCGAAAAAACAGCGGCATGCACTTCCATGATTGCGGTCAAGGGTATGTGGAGATATGCGCCATGAGATGGGACTGGATTGTCTCATCTTTGGCAACTTATCTACCAGTAAACCGTTAAAGATTCTGATTCACCTTCGGAATCTTCGGCTCGCCTTTGCCTTGCATCGCTAGTTGCTTTCGCAGATTGATTTTCTTCTTCGTATCGACCGGGAGTTTCGGAACGGGAGGGAGGAGACTCATAGGACAGGGGGAAGTGTTTGGGCAGAAATGGTAACTGATGGAACGACTTTGGGTGTCGTGAATTCTTCCAGCGCGGCGACGCGTTGCGTCATCCCATCTTCAGAAATCTCTTGATGGCTTTCGAGTCCGAGGTGCTGCTCCAGTGCATGGAGACGATACTGCAAAGCAGCTCCAGCTGTCAGGAAAGATACTTTCAGTTTTCCTTCCAGTGCTGTGACGCGATCTTCGAGAATGGACATGAGAAGTGAGGAGAAGTGAGAAAAGTGTATAACGGGAAATTCAAGAAAGCAAATTCATGGAAGTCTCCCGCCGAATTCTCTCGTGATCTGACGAATACGGTGCGGAGTGACATTCAATTTACTGGCCAACTGTTTGTGATTTAGCGAGGGATTCTCTTTGAGGAAATGGAGAACGGCGGCGGCGGTTCCCTTCGGCTTCGTGGTTTTCATACGCGAGGGGTGAAGAACTTCTTCTGACGGTCAACGGTTTCGTCGCGTGGAGTGCGGTCAAAGGGCAATTCATTGGAACGAGTCGGATGGAGGGTGAGAAACATCAAATATTTTCGCATCCGTATCACGGCTTTTCGCCCTTCTTCATTGATCTCTGTGAGACAACAGTGTTCGAGACTGTCCCACAAGTCTTGGCGCATCTCAGACGAATATCCTCTCATCCTCGCAATCTGCGACGGTTCAAGTTGAAGATCCTTGAGAGTCAAACGGCGAACTTTCATAGTTACATAGTACCGGGAAGTCCTTGGAGTTGAGGAGAAGGCGGCTGCATGGGCGAGGCACCTTGCGGGGGACTTGGAGCCTGAGGAGCTTGTGGCTGACCCATCGGAGGCTTCGGAGCGGACTGCTGTGCTTTCATCTGTCCGACAATATCTTTCACTTTCTTGAGAATAGGAGAATCTTGCTTGTCATCCATTGCGGCGTCCACATCAAGTCCTGCATCTTCGGCTTGTTGTTTCCAGAGATTGAAGACGAGCGCAGGCGTGATCTGGGGAATCAACGGCATGAGAGCGGGCGCACTCGCCAGCACCTTATCAATCGCAGCGGAGTCTTTGACCTGCAAGTCACCCAGCATGGTCTTCGACAGAACATCCACCGTGAAGGCACACATCTGTGCAATCTCTCCACCGGGGAACAGATACTCCGGTACGGCAGGAACCATGCCTGTCTCGCCTTTCACCTGATGCATCTTCAACGTGTTATTCACCGTACTCGCATCGAGCTTCCGCTTCTTGTTCTTCGTGAAGTCCTCACTGACTTTGTAATCAGCTACAGGGAAATACTCGGTGAACTTCTTACTGATAATCTTTCCATTTTCAAACTTATAGTCACCCGTGCCTGCTTTGCCGGAGGAGATCAGTGCGGCAATATCCTTTGCCTGTGTCTCGGTAATATCTTCCCATTCGTCTTTCGTCACTTGTCCGAGTGAGTTCGCGAGCACGAGAGTCCATGAACGCTTCAGAGGTCCATTCTCCAATCCAACAAGACGAGCGGCAGCGCGGTTACTATTCGCACGTAGGCGCTGTGAAAACTCATAGGCGGTCTTTGACGTGTCTCCGCCGATCTGCTGGAAGTTGTAGCCTGTGAGCCACATGCACAGGTTATTGACCCATTCCCATATCTGCGTGTTGCTTTGAATATCAGCAAGCCCAAGAGACATTGGCTCGAACTTCCCGGGATACACACGTCCTGATTCGATGGTGAAGTTATCAAGGTCCGGCCAGTCCGTTTGGCCTGCGTATGGTTGGTATCCAACAGGAACCGTATTCTTCAAGCGTAGGTTATCAACCGTCATATTGAAGAGCCCTTCCATGATCATTTCCATGCCTTCGATCAATTGCGGAATACCCATGCCGTAGAGAGAGTGCTGTTTGTAATCGTTTGTCAGTTGATCGTTGAAGATTCCAAACGAGAGCGGACACATACCTAGAGGATTTAACTTCGTCAATTTCTCATCGTACACGGGATAGCCGAGTTCATAGACGGGAGGATAGATTTCAAGATACGCCTCGGCCATCTTGCCAAACGGCATACAGTAGATGCGGTACGTATTCTCCACTTCGTTACAGACGTGCGTAAGTTTGTATTTCGAGTAGATGGGAATCTGTGCGACGTTCTTGAAGTCAGGACGTACGGCGTAGCGCGTGATCCATTGTCCATGCGTCAACAATTTCCTCCCATGCACAACTCGGCACTTCATCGGGATCAATGACGTTGGGGTTTCGAAAACTATTCCAGATCGAACGATGCCGCAGTCCCGTGCGGGCTTGCGTCGCCATGCGGATCAGGAAGAGTCCCGGCTCCTCGTTCGGTCTTCGGATCACAGGATTCACGAATGCTTCCAACGGTGACGATCCGAAGATATGAAGGTCCGTCGTCCAGAGCTTCTGGTGCGCTTTCCAGTTGGACTTGTGGAGTTGATGTTTGACGAGCGCATCCCAAAGGACGCCGATCTTGCGATCACTCGGGCCAATCGGCTTGAATGTCCCTTCCGGTTCCCCCTCGTTCATTCATGGCGATACCTGCGTCAATGATCGTGCGTGAGAGGCCGATAGCGAAGCGGGAAATACTATCTGCGCCTTGTCCTGACTGGACGATGTTGTAAAAGTTTCCTGCCTTCTGCCACGCGGGATGTTGGTCGGCATGATGCTGTTTCATGCCAAATACTTCTTGGTAATCGTTGCGGCGATCCTCTTCTTCTTCCTCGTCCAAATAGATCACGGGCGTGGTTTTGGAGTCCTCTTTCGCTTCGTAATAGAACTGCACAGCCCCCTTTGAGCCTGCTGACTTCTGTACGGAATCTATTGGCATACGCGAAGAGAGTGACTGCCAAATCGTTGCGGACTGTAGCAGGTCTTCAGAAGAGGTCAATAAAAGAAGATTTAGGCTTCTCTTTGTAGGTTGGCCTACAGGAACATGGACCTTCGATCTCTGTGCCGAACGTATCCTTCCCGCAGTAGAGACACTGGTACTTCTTACTCGTCTCGCCCAGATCATCCATGCCGATCTCGCCTGTCCCGGACCAGCCATTCTCTTTGGCCCAAAGGATTTGCTTCTTCGATTTCTCGACGTCTGCCATTCCTCCGTTGTCATTCGCCCAGGTGGAGAACGCATACTTTCCCTTCATCTTGAAGCAGAAGGCCCAGAGGTCCGGCTGCTCCTCTGTCTTGATGAAAGGCTTTGGAGGTGGTTTGGTGAAGACGCAGAACACGACACCATCGGGGATCTCTTTGGCATCTTGCTTCAAGCGTTCATAACGGATTGTCATCATCTTGAGAAAGGGAACGGAGGCAGTTTACCACATTTGCGAACGAGAATTATTGGAACTTATCAGGACTTTTAATAGCTAAATAATATGTCCTGTCATGTAACGAGGAAGTGCGGCCTTTGGCCTCTCGACAAACGGCTTCTTTAACGGCAACATAGATTGTCCTATAGCCATAAATGCATCTGCGCCATGGCTCCAAGGCGTATCGTGATCAGGCTCACGGCTCACGGTTTTGGTTTCAGGATCCACTCTATAAGCGTACTTTCTGAGACATGTCAGGCCATCGGCACACAGAACCTTGTCAAACACGCACCGATCAAATATCCCCCTGGCTGCGTCAATAGCCAGTGCCTTCTTCGGTATACGATCTACTTTGACGTAACTGTTAGGACCGAATGCGTCAATGGCCTGCATTTTGATGGTCTTTTCTGCGCTAATTTGCTGATTCTCTGCATCATGCGGCATGTACTGCCGTCCATACGCGTAGGGTAACTCCTTCGCGATCTTCACATAATGGCTAAAATGTTCATTTGAACATTCGTAGTATCTAAGAATCCTGTACTCATAGCCGATTTGTTGGACCCACCACATCGCCGTCTTATCCGATCTGCCCAGATCATAGAAGATATCAACAGGCTTCGTCTTATCGTATGGAACATGTGTGATGCGACTGTCGGGATATTCATCCGTTCTCTCAGAGGCTTTGGCCATTTTCCTTGGCAAATATCGCTCCTTCCACAGCGGCCTTGCAGTGGCCCTCCCAGACGTTTAGATACTTCTGATAGTCTTTTGCCTTGTGGCTCTCCATCAAGTCTCTAAGGTTTTGAGGAAAGAAGAGGATTCTGCTGATAATTTACGGTAAGAATCATCGTGTCCGGCGGCGGATCAGTCAACAAGAATCTCATAGGCAGGATCTTCTTCGAGTTCGGGATTCATCGTGAAAATCAGTTCAGAGCCTTTTGCGCGGACCGTCGGAAGAAGAACCGTGAGAGAGTTCGCGGAGAACGTTTGCGCTTCCTCTCCCCAGAAGATGTCCACGTCGTACATGGACTTGATGGAAGCGATGTTGTGTCTGAGTCCCACGAAAGAGAAGGTAGTGCCGTTCTCTCCTATGATTTCCGTTTTGAGCACCCTGTAGAAGCTCTCCAGGTGATACATGTTTATAAACGAAACCAGCATGTCATAGACGGATTCCTTGATACTCGCTTGGATCTCTCTCCCGCATACGATCTTCCGGGGTTTCTCCATGCCTTTGATGAGGCAGTAACGAGCTACGGATTCTGAATTGTGGGTCACTGTCCCATCCTCTAAGCAGAATAAATGGTCACCATCTAAAGAGAATCCTGCATATTCTCCGATTCCGATAGATTCAATACTCACCTGCGAAAGAAGAAAGTCCTTATTTGGTTTCACATCTTCTGGTTTAATCTTCTTGCGAGGAAGTAGGCACGGTATCCGATGCGCTGCCCGATATCCTCTGAAACTATCTTTCCATCGTTGAGACTTTTCTTGCGCGTCAGTTACCTTAATGTTTGTAATATGAGGGAATAATGGGTAACGACCTTTAGCGTTCCTTGCATTCCCATATTTATTGATTCGTAGATCACTCAGACAAGTTTTTCTCTTCTTAAGAGAAAGGACGTGTTCACTATTTACAATATAATCCATTCCTGATGTTTGTTTGATTTGATAAAGTTCGCCGCACCCTCTCGTCACACTCAAAACATTCCTAGGTAGATTATCAGCACCCATTACCTGTTCACCAACTTGAACGTTTTCTACATTCTTTATTGATCCATCATACATTAGAACTTTTGTTCCTAACCCCAGACATTTTGCGCTTCCTCTCCCCCCCTTGAGAACCTTATATCTATGCTCTTCAAAGAGACGTTTCAAAGCCGGAGGTATCTGTATCACTGGCTTCACCGCTGAAGGATACCACAACTCCCGTGATCTTCTCTCCTCCGCTTGTTATATCTACAGCTTCCTTCGGCTTCCCATGCAAACGATCCAGCGTGTCTTTGTAGAAGGCGAAGTTCCCTTTGAGAGCGCTATCTAGGCCGGATCTGTGCATTTCCTCTTCGACTTCCTCTGGAGTCATGTTCTTTGCTTTGCCGATCTTGATGAGAGCCTCTCGGTAGATTGTTGCATAGCTTCTTTGTCCTTTTGGCTTACCTTTTGGATTAGGACTTGGATCACCCTTCTTCCAGGCTGGCTTTAGATTTGCCAAACTCGGTGATTGAATCGGTGTATCCATATTAAGATGAATAGGAAAGATGAATGGACGATTTCTTCCTCTTCACAGAAGAACTCGACTTTGACGAAGAACTGGCAGTGACACCGTAATAATCTGTCTTATAGGTTGAGCTTCGCATGACAGGTGTAAAGCCGTGATTGATTTGAATATTATCCGTCGGCGTGCGCCAGGTTGCAACGGTAGCGATAAGACCGATAAGGAAGGTGAAGCCGATGATTCCGTGACTAATCTTCATACCATGGCACGAATACTCTTCTTTCACTTGGCTCTCAAGAGGGCTTCTTTGGCAATTTTGCACCAGTTCGGTTCAATTATTATACCATTTTTCATTGTTCGTAGTGACGGCTGTTCTTTTGCTATCTTCTCCAAAGCCTCCCTATATGCTGCCAGTTCGGAGAGGAGATATTTTACGTCTTCAGATGATTCTTTTGCGGGAACCATCTCGTACGATTGATCCCAAATTTCTGCCTTGAGCCGTATCTCGCCTATTCCTGGAGGGATCGTATGTCATTTCTTGGAAAGGGAAGTAATTCGATCCTGCATGAGAATGCAAAATCCATTTTACCTTATCCCATTGCCATCTCTAGTACTTCTTTCGTTGTTCCTTTGTAGGAAAGTACCGGGTTCCCAAAGATCTGCAATGTAGACGGCCTTCCAGGTCCAGCCACATGGACCACCGTTTTTCCATATTTCGCAATAACATCATCAAGCGTAATTGCGCCTTCCGCAGTGATGGGGATTTTGACGCTTATGGCATTTTCATCAATATATTCAATATTATTCTCTTCGATAATCTTCTCCAGCTGGTCCAGCAATGGCTTGGGTTGCGTCTGAATTTTCTTAGCTACCTTTTCCGCTTTCTTCGGTGAACTCTTCACCTTGGTGCTTTTCTGTTCGATTTTGCCACGTTTTGCAGCACGTAGGACACTCATACAGTGCTTGCAGGTTGGTCTGAGTCCTCCACGGCCATTGGCTTGATAGTGGGGAGAAG